AAGAACAGCAATCCAAATTAAAAGAGTTAGTAGATCAATTCAATCAATGCAATGAGCAAATTACAATGCTACAAGCAAATAATGCAGAATTGCGTATGCAAATAGCAAAACAACAAGGAGTTATAGAAGCATTACAATCTTTAGATAAAGGCAAAAAAAATGCCAAAACTTAATGTAGTAGCAGGTATAATAGATAAAGTAGCAGATAAAATCGATGACTTTACTCTGGACAAAGCAGAAAAAGCACAACTTATACAAGAGATTAATAAAGCACAACTTGAAGTTAATAAAGTTGAAGCTGGATCAACTAATCTTTTTGTATCAGGTTGGCGTCCTTTTGTTGGTTGGACTTGTGGTGTAGCATTATGTTATCACTTCATACTTCAACCGTTCTTAACTTTCTTATTGTATGCCTTTGGCTACCAAATAGTGTTACCTACTTTCGATATGGGAACATTGACGACGATACTTCTAGGTATGCTAGGTTTAGGTGGTATGCGTTCGTTCGAGAAAGTCAAGAGATCAGCGTAATGGAATTTGATGATATAATAGAAAAAGTATTGCAACACGAGGGAGGTTATGTCAATGACAAAGACGATCTCGGTGGAGAAACTAACTACGGCATTACTAAACGCTTTTATCCTCATCTAGATATAAAAAATCTTACAAGAGAACAAGCAAAAGAAATATACTACAAAGACTATTGGATTCCTTCCAAAGCGTCTAAACTTCCTGGAGATTTACGATACGCTTATTTTGATTGCGTTGTAAATACTGGACAATATCGTGCAGTAAAAATATTACAACAAGCATGTAATAATAAAAATACATTTAAAATAAAAGAGGACGGCAAGATTGGTGCTGCAACTATATCTGCTTGTAAAAAATTAGAGGCAGATAGATTTATTTCATATAGAATTTTATTCTATTCTTTGCTAATTTCAGATAACCCTACGCAAGAAAAATTTTGGTATGGTTGGTATAAAAGAGCCAAAGGAGAATAAATGCCTACATATATTACATCAAGAGATTTAAAAGATGCTTTTCCTAATTTAGATGAATTTGATACAAAGAAACCAATATACAGTTGGGTTGTAGATTCAGGAAGTAGGTATATATCACATGATTCTGGATTAGTAACTGCATTGTTTGTAGACGGCTCGAATCAAGGATCTGCACAAGCAAATAGAGCTGCGGTAGACGCAAACGGAGAGTGGTTTTACGATAGTGCAATAGACGCAGTATATTATTACAATGATACAAATACTCCAGAAGATTTGCTTATGGAAGCTGGAGAAGATTTTGCAACTTTGAAAACAAGAGTAATGAAAGACGCTAGTGATTATGTCGATTCTAAACTCGATTCTAACCTACCTAGAGAACAATTTTTATTGAAAGACGGAACTTACGATTATCTTATCAGGCGATTGACTTCGCTAATAGCAGCATTTTTTTTAGTAAAAGGCAAAGATCCTACAAGCGAAATAGCAGAATCTCTTTTTGAAGAAGCTACTATGCACATAGAGGATTTAAATTCAGGTAGAGCAAAGTTAAGTTATATGAATACTGGAGATGCTTCTAAAGGAATTGTAAGACAAATATCTGTTTCTGGTAATCTTAATATCGTTGATACTAGAGGAAATTACTTTGGAAGTTACGACAGATTAAAAGTTATTGTAACTACTGGTGGTGCTATTGGTACTGCTAAGTATTCTGTGTTTGCAAAAGATGATGATACTTTAAAAAATAATCAAGTAGTAACAGATGAAGTTATTAACGGAGATTATCAAGAATTAGCAGCTGGTTTACAAATAAGATTTCAAGGATCGTCAGATAGTTCTACTGCAACACAAAATGATGAGTGGGAAATAGAAGTAACTGGTTTATATGAAGAAGTAGAAAATGCCTCTGTGCGTTCAGTCAGAATGACTCGTAAAGATTTCAAACAGTTCTATCGAGGTAAAAATGGCTCTCGCATCTACTAATGCTTGGAAAGTTAATATAGAAGAAACTATTCAAAGTGCTATAAGAAATGAATTTAACGCATCTCTTCCAGCATTTCGTTCAAAAGTAAATAAACAAAGAGGTAATCAATTTGTTGTAATTCAAGGTAATGAATCAAATCCAAATCAAACTATGTTTGCAAAATTATCTAGCACATATAATCTTACCATAAACTTTTTTATGCTAGATGAAAGAAGAAACGATAATACCATAAAAAAATTTTTTAAAATAGTTTCTAGATTAGAAGAAACTTTATATTCTTTATTAGAGATAGATCCTACTTTTAACATACAAGTAGACACAATAAACTATGAAGATGACAATGAGTTTGCAGGATACAGAAAAGCGGTATTTGAAATTTCACTAAGGAGTGTAAGATAGTGGCTATATCATCAAACAACATTACTTACGATAAAATTATGACTCCTTTAAGAGATAAACTACGCACAGAATTTAAAGGTGCATTACCAATTTATTTCGATACTAAACATCAAGACATTGGAACTAAGTCATTGCGTATATATCCAACATCTCAAGAATTGCAAGAAAAACGAACAAGTAGTTATATGAATTTATATAATATAGAAATGGATTATGTGATTAACACAAAATTAGATAACGAAAAAGCACTTGATGTTATGTATAAAGATGTAAGCAGAATAGAAACAGTTTTGTTTAATAATTCTAATGGTGGTAGCATACCATATTTTTATGCAGCTATGCCTACTATAGAACATAATGTAAATGCAGGAATAGAAGATTCTTATGTATCCAGAATATCAGTTCCAGTATTATATGAAGAGGTACATGAAAAGTTTGTAAGATTTGTTACCTCAAATGATAAATTCTTTGTACTTTCAAATGGATCTTTTTATATTGTAAGGAGTTAATTATGGCTAAAAAATATAAACTAAAAGACGAACTTATGCCTAGAAAACCTAGCTTTCTAAAGTTAGACTATTCTGACTGGGCAAAACTTAATGGTGGCAAATCTGTAGAATTAGATAGAGTGCCAGAATTAGCAAAAGATTATTTAGAAGAAGTAAAATCAAAAGTAAAAGAGGTAAAGTAAAATGGCAAATCTAAGTACAGCATTTTCTCCAAAAGAGTTTGAGTTGGCTATTGCTCATGAAGCAACAGTAGGAACAGCAAGTTCAACAGCATCAGATTATATATTAATGAATAT